CAACAAGAGTGCAAAGGTGTCTACAGTTTGATTGCTGATGAGAACATGGCTATTATCAGTAAGAATCAGATGCAATTGAAATCTAATTCTTATCTTAATAGGACAACCTTCCTAGTTAATGACTTGAGCGAAGGTGGCTCTATCAAAGAGTTTGTCAAAGGTAATTATGAAATTAAAGTCCTGAAGGAAACAGCAACGTTCTCCGTTCGTAGTGAGGGAGACGTACGTACTGAAGCACTTAAGTGCAGGTATGAAAAGACTGATGGTAATGTAATCCAACAAGTTGGAGGTAAGATTAAGACTACCATAGATGGTGGTTCTATATCTTGTGTTAGTGGTGGTGCATTCGATGGAATGGCATCAGCTCCTTCAAGCAATAGTTATGATATCACTGTCTCTGGTGTGATGAAAACAGCAACCAGTGGCAACTATGTAGTAGAAGCAGGTGGCAACATAGACATGGATGCTTCCGCAATATACTTGAATTGATTGTTCTATTCAAAAAACAAATGACTTTCCACATGTCAGTAACTAAGCAAGAAGCAATGTTCCTAAAGAGTATTCTTGCTGACCATTTAGACGATTACGTCGAAGAGATTGTACGAAGAGACACAGATAATAGCAAGTGCATTGACACGCTGCAGTCCACACGTGCTGCAGGTCTCAGCCTGTTGGAGAAGGCAGGTGAGATCAACCGACGTGCCAGTCGAAAAAGTGAACAACCATACTTTACAAACTTAAAATGATGTGTTAGGATGGATATGTACTATTCCTCTCTTTTCATGATCGAAGATAACGAATACCTTGATAAGGTATCAGTTGACATACCACGTAGAAGGTTTACACTACTAAGTAGTGAAGGATCTGCCAAGGTCATAGATTGTGACAGTGGCGATGAATTCATGAGGATACTCGACTTCGTTCGAGATACCTGTACTGTAAATGATGTGGTTTATGTTTAATGTCTTATAACTCAACTTACTCAGAGATAAAACAGATTCTTAAGGACAGCAAGAGGATCTCTAAAGTTACCATGCTCAAGGTTGCTAAGTTAGCAATCATTGAGACCTTAGGTGACACTCAAGAACTTGAAGCAGAAGTTACTTGGGATAGTAAACTTGCTGATGACCTGA